GTTGAGTGTCAAACAACTCGTTACTATTGTTGCTTGTGAAAACGGAGAGACTCAAGTTAAGGTGCTTCCACCTAAGAAAGAATTCTTTATGAAACTAATGAGTTATATCTCGGAGTATCAAGAACAATATGGACAAAAAACAATTATTAGAGGATAAATTTATGACTGCTGCGAGATTCTCGCAGGAGGTGGAGAAGATTGCTTTACACAATCCCGATATGAATTATATTGATTCGGTTATCCACTACTGTGAGTTAAATGAAATTGAAGTAGATACTATCAATAAATTGATTAGTAAACCACTCAAAGAAAAGTTGCGTCATGACGCGCAGGAACTTAACTTTATGAAAAAAACAAGTCGTGCCAAATTGATGTTAGTATGAGCTTCTTTCAATCAGAATTAGTCCGTGGTGACATCCAAGAGATGATGGAACTACAGCAGTTTTGTTTCAGATCTGCAATGAATTTTGTCCTCCTTGATGATGAGAGGAAGATGGATTACTTTGATAAACTTGAACTGCTAATTGACAAACAAAAAACTTTCTACTTTCGTATTAAGTTAAGTGACGATCCCGAGGCAGTCTCTGTACTAGAGACCATGAAGCAGGGTATAGTAATGCTTGGTGCTACACCAGGCACCAGCGTCGAGCAAATGTTTGACGAGTTGAGTGAGAGAATCCAAACGTTGAAAGACAAACTCCAGAGTGGCACAGAGGGTTGACGCCCGACTCTGTGCCTGTTATAATGACTAAGTGATAGGGTATCACACAAACCAAATCCAATCCAATCCAAAAAAATCTATGTCTTTTTCAGACCTTAAGCGTAAATCCCAGACCAACTTTGACTTCCTACAAAAGGAATTAGAGAAATCATCCAGCGGTAAGAACGTTGATGAACGTTTCTGGAAACCAGAGGTTGACGCTTCTGGAAATGGATACGCTGTTATCCGTTTCCTCCCTGCCCCTGATGGAGAGACCCTCCCTTGGGCGAAACTATACTCCCACGCCTTCCAAGGTATTGGTGGTTGGTATATTGAAAACTCTTTGACTACACTCAACGAAAACGATCCTGTTGGTGAAGTAAACCGCCGTCTCTGGAATAGCGGTGCTGATGAAGACAAAGAGACTGCTCGTAAGCAGAAGCGTAAGCTTCAATACTACAGCAACATCTATGTTGTGAAGGATCCTAAGCACCCTGAGAACGAAGGCAAAGTCTTCCTCTATAAGTATGGCAAGAAGATCCATGACAAGATCCTCGCTGCTATGCAACCTGAGTTCCAAGATGAAGAGAAAGTAAACGTCTTTGATCTGTGGGAAGGTGCTAACTTCAAACTGAAGATCAAGAAGGTCGCAGGATACTGGAACTACGATAGTTCTGAGTTTGATAATGTCTCTGCTCTCAGTGCTGATGATGACGTGCTGGAAGCAACTTGGAAGCAAGAGCATTCCCTTGAAGCATTCACTCACAAGGATCAGTTCAAATCATATGCTGACCTTGAGAAGCGTCTGAATATGGTGCTTGGTATCACTCAACGTGCTGCTGTTCCTACAGTAGACAGCGAAGAGTATGAACCAGTCGCTGCTACTGGTGGGTTCAATGACTCTGACATCACCCCTCAGTCATCGTTCCGTCAGCAGATGAATGCTCCCTCTCCCGTCAAGGAAGAGGCAATCGTTGAGGATGACGACGCACTGTCATACTTCGCACGTCTTGCTGAAGAGTGATTAAGTTTCTTTGGAAAGGTCTGAATCACCCAGTTACTTATCTAAACCTTACGTTTGTTGGGATGCTGTTTGTGATTCAGTTCGTGCATACTAAAGCACACCTTACTTTAGAAACAGACGTTCACGGTCATGCTTACAGAGTGTTGAAAAAGAATCCAAAACTAGCAATACCTTCTTGCTACAAATTGGGTTTTTCAAAACGGTAAAACTGGGAAAATTTTTCTAGCATTTTTTTGACTGAAAAAGTCAACCAGTTTTCTTTAGACGCTGACTAATATAGTTGGCGTCTTTTTTGTATAAATTTCTCTTTCTAAAATCATCTACAAAAGATCTAAAGTATGATGGTTTTAGAATATAAATTTGTCTTTTCTTTTCATTCTCTGCATTAAACCACTCAGCAACGGTAACGGGACGACAAATCTCGTTACCGTTTTTTTGTTTCACACCACCATTGATATTTAATTTGTGTACTTTATTGTAGAAAGTTTCATCTACATGTATACCAGCTGGGTATTGTGCTATTTTATATGTTTCGTAGTGATGAATAGTTCCATACGGATCACTATACTCTGACTCTAATACTGATGTTAGTTCTACATTAGTTAAAGGCCAATCATACTGAGCGTTCACCATATTATTTGTGATTAGTACAACCCAATCATAAAAAGGATTACCATATGCATTATTAGCAATGACATCTGCTCTTTCCCCATCTCTGATAGTATACTCTTTAAAGAATACTGCATAAGAAAATACATCTTCATTCACTTTATATCTACGAAAGAAATTCTTCGCAGTTACAAAATCAGATTCTGAAAAAGGATAACTGATAGGTTTTTCATCGTACTCGATGTTTGGAACTAGTGAAAAGTACATCAGTAATTCTCTACCTCGCTTGAGAAAATGAGTTTGGTTTCTTGGAATGATAATGACAATTCGATGGCAACCATACTACCATCACCATATGTAGCATAGGTTCCATCAGGTGTGTAGTTAATATCTACTGATGTTATAGCACACATTTTATATTGTGGGACATCTGTATTAGGACTCCCACCTCTCATAAAATTGACCTTACATACGCTAGGAACTTTGATGAAGTTATTTGCATCATTTTTGTTTCCAATACCAAGCAAAGCAATGTCACTTCCATTTCCAAAACTAGGCAACATTGCTTTTCTAAATTGGTTGATGATTTCTTTTATACTTCCTGCTTCTGTTTTGTTTCTAGGAACTAGTTTGAATCTTAGTTGAAAATTTCTAAGATCAATACCACCAAATAGTAACTCAACGTTTGGGTTTAGGATAACACCACGGAGACCACCAAAGATATCATTATTTGAAATTTGTTCTCCAGTAATTTTACTAATTACACTACCGATTGTTTTTCCACCTGTATTATGAATTCCCATGCTAGCAGCATCACCTGTAAAGTTTAATGAGTTCTGGACTAGTTGTCCAAAATCTGTAGACCCAAACGATGCCATCGCATCTCTACCGAGATTACTGAATGCTTTACCACTCCAGTTTGCTTTATAACCAGTGGAAATATCTTCTGGCATATAAAGTGCTACTGTTTTTAAACCTTTAGTAGTTTCCTCATAAAAACTAGCGTCAGTAGAACTTTGGTTGTAAACATCTAGAGGTTTGTTGGCATCTTTCGTTGCTCCTTTGTTTATACCCTTAAATGGTGGTTTGTAATCATAGAATTGAAATAGAACATAATCTGATTCTTTTGTTGCAGCAACCTTTTCCGGGTATCGTAATGCACTAGATGCAGAACTTAGAGGAGGATATCCGAGTTTTTTATATCCTGTTGTTTTCTTTTTAGCAGCTGCGTTTGCTTGTCTTGCATCAGGCATTACTCAGACATCTCCTTAGACTTTTTATTTCCATATCCTTTAATCATTCTTTGACCTGAGATTTTATCGTAGAATTTGTCATCGGTTTCTTCCCATACAATCTTTTTATCGATAGGGAAAGTCCTTCCATTAACATCTTTCACAAAATCCTCGGTTGGCAAAAGAATAGAGGTGTCCCATTCTGTTGACGCAAGGTCAAGATATAATCCGTCTACATGACTACTCAGATATTTATGGAAACATACCTTAGGTATATCAACTCTACCCTGCATTAATTTCTTTGTAACGATCAATCTTTTCTTTGGAGACAGGTAGTGTAAGTTAGCACCCCAAAATTCATGCTTTCCTGGTGCTTTAAAACAATACACTAAAGGGAATCTATCATAGTAAGGCAGATGCTTCATCTTTGCCTTATACTCAAACATATACAGATGACCTGCTACTGCATATCTACGCAGTTCATTCTTGTCTTGTTCTTTGACAGCACCAGCACGATCTTTACGTTCGTCTAGAATATATTTACTAAAATTCTTTTTATATTTACCAGCTTCTGCTTTTACTGCAGAACGATACCAAGTTAGAGATTTCTTTTCTCCTCCTGTAGAAGCACTCACTCTTTCAAATAATGTCTTGTATCCTGGGTCCTTATTTGTATTATTACGTTGGACTGACGCAAATCCGGTTGCCATTTTAGACTCCTAAGTGATCTTCGGTTAGTATTAAGAAGTTCATCTGCCTGTCTTCACAATACTCTCTCGCAGCGGACCATTTAGTTTGGTTCTTTACATAAGTTAGTGCGGCATTACGATAGGCAGCAGTTTTTTTATTTTTCTCATTCGGTGGTTGAGTTTGCTTTTTGGGTTTGATCTCAATAATATACTTAGTAAGTTTGCCACTCTTTTCTTTTACTTTAATGTAAAAGTCAGGGAAATATCGTCTTACTTTACCATCAGGTGCGCGATAGGGAATAATTATCTCTTCGCTACCCCATTCAATTATTGAGGGATTGTTATCGCAGAACACCATGAACTTACGTTCCCACAGTGACCTATAAACTATGTTTGAAGGATTGCCACGGTACTTAGTAGGATTTACAGGTCTGTAAAAACCAGAGTACGCCATAAATATAGAAGGACCAACATAGGTATTTAGCGTGTCAATTAATCGCTTCTTAAGCACTATTTCAAAACAAGGTGGTATGTCTTATGCCAATAACTTTGTTGTGAATTTTTTGGATCCACCAGTAGCTCATGATGGAGAATTGGTGGAGTTTTTCTGTGATGAAGCTCAGTTGCCAAACGTAAATACTGCTGAGGGTTCGATGAATGGATTGTATGTGGGATCAGGACAACTAAAGTATCCACATACAAGAGTTTTTACTGAAGTACAGTTGGGATTTTTATTAGACGCAAATTTAGAAATTTTAAAGTTTTTGAATAACTGGCATAATTTTATTTTTAATGAACCAGAGGGATCTAATGACGAGTTCTTTAGACCTACTAATAGAACAAATAGACTTTCGTATATGGATTCTTATACGTGTAATATCTTAATTCAAAAAACCGAGACTGGACCTAATAGCACAACTCAGAGAAATCCAATGACATATGTTCTTGAGAGAGCATATCCATATGCTATTGATGCTGTTCCACTTCAATTTGGATCGACACAAGTAACCAAAGTAACAGCTCAGTTTAGTTACATGCGTCATTACACAATTAATACTGACATAACAAATGTAAAAGATGCTATAATTCCTGCTGGTGGTGTGTTAGTTGGTGAATCTCAAATTGGTCCTAATATATGGCAGCAAGAGTGGTTGCTTCCCAATGGTAAAATTATTAAGACACAAGGACCCAAGAAAGGAACTGGAACTCAACCAACAATTCCGCCTACTACGGTACCAAAAAAAGGTCCCGTTCCAATAGAAGTAATTCCGGCCACCTGAAAATTGATTTTTCAATTCTGTAAAAGTGGGAAAATTTTTCCTGCTCATTTTTGAGTCTAGAGGTCGCGCTAAATATTAATATGATATGATCTAAACATAATGGCATTACCACAAGTTGTTCTTCCAACCTATGAGTTGGAAATTCCTTCTACTGGCAAAAAAGTCAAATATCGTCCATTTGTTGTAAAAGAAGAAAAACTTTTATTGTTGGCATTAGAAACAGAAGACGAAAAGCAGATTGAAGATGCTGTGAAAACTTTATTGAAAGGTTGTATTCAATCAAGACTTAAAATTGAAGATTTGGCAATTTTTGATTTAGAGTACATTTTTCTTCAAATTCGTGCGGTGTCTGTTGGTGAAATTGTTGATCTCAAGGTCACTTGTAGAGATGATGATACGACACAAATTAAATATTCAATTAATCTTTCTGAAGTAAAAGTAACTAAACCAGAAGGATATTCTAACAAAATAATGTTGACTGATAGTTTGGGTGTTATTATGAAATATCCTTCTTGGAACGAATTTGTCACTGGATCGATTATGGGACAATCTCCAAGTGTATCAGGAATTGTTGATATTATCGCTAAATGTATCGATCAAATTTTTGATGGGGAAGATGTGTATGATAGTTCAACTACAACAAAAAAAGAATTCACGCAATTTATTGAAAATTTGACAAATTCTCAATTTGAGAAAATTCAGCAGTTCTTTGATGACTCTCCAAGATTAGAGCATAAATTTACTTTGACAAATCCTAATACGGGAGTGGAAAATGAATTTGTTATCATGGGATTATCAAATTTTTTCGGATAGCACTCTTCCATAACTCTTTGGAAGGGTATTATAAAACTAATTTTGCTTTAATGCAGCATCATAAATATAGTTTAAGTGAAATTGAAAATATGATGCCTTGGGAGAGGCAGGTTTATACCAGTCTTTTGATGCAACACTTAGAGCAACTCAAACAACAGCAAGAAGCAGCTAAAAAGTAATGGCACACGGTTTTCTATCATATCAAGATACTAGGGGTGAAGTAGATTACCTCGGAAAAATCGGCAGAGCTATAAAAGAGCGATTAAAGAAAAATGGAAAAAAGGACAAGAAAGGTTCTGGTAATGTAGAATTTAAAGACACTCCAGATGGAGTTGAACCAGTAAAAACCTCCAAACCTCCTTCTGAGGAAAAACAGCAATCTTCTGTAGGTGGAGGTCTGCTAAAAGGATCTGGATTATCTAAATTAACAGGATCATCACCGAAAGCTCTTGGATCAGGTGCTGCTGCTGTAACTCCTGAAGTAATGGGAGGAGCAATATCTAGATTTTCAAGAAAACCAGGAATTAATGCTGGTGATGATGTTTTTGATACAACTGCTACTAGAATTGGTGAACCAGCAGGATCTTTACAGGGAGTTGGAGAACTTATTGTAAAGTCAAATAATAATATTGTTGAAGCTGTAATGGGTCTTCAGCAAGTCACAGTACGTGTTATTGGTAGTGTAGAGAATTTAGGAAGATTACAGGCTGCTATTGCTGACAAGCAAATGCAGCAACAGATGTTACTTGCTACAAGAGCGGAAGTATCAGCAGAAAAGAAAGCACTCGCAGCTGGATCTGATTTTTCGAGTGGTATTACAGCAGATGGCGCTGGTCAAGGACCTAAAAAAGGTGGTGGATTTACCCAGATACCTGGTTTGGGTGGTATGCTGGGTGGTATGCCAAGACTACCAATGGGAAGAGGTGGTGGTCCTTTAGCGAGGAGAGCAGGAACGCGAGCAGCAACTAGAACAGGAGCAAGAATAGGAGCAAAAGGTGCTACTAAAATTGGAGCAAAGGCACTAGGAAAGGGTCTTCTTAAAAAAATTCCTCTTATTGGATTGGGAGCTGGTCTACTATTTGCTGCTGAGCGAGCAATGGCGGGAGACCTTACTGGTGCTGCTTTAGAGGCAGCATCTGGTGCTGCTGGTACTATTCCTGGATTTGGTACTGCTGCTTCTGTGGGCATCGATGCTGCTTTAGCAGGGCGTGATATGGGTTTGACTCCATTTGCTAAGGGTGGTGTACTTACAGGTAAAGGACCAGTCAACGCACTGATGGGTGAAGCTGGTCCTGAACTTGTCCAGCCATTAAATGATAAGACGTACCTCAAAATTGGTGAAGGTATTATGGAGGCACAGAAAAGGAATAAAAGAGAAAGTGCCAAGAGAATGGCAGAAGGTTTATCAGAATATTATGATAAGCAAAGCGGGTGGGAAAAGTTCATGGACGCAATTAAGGGACTTATTATGGGAACTCCCTTCCTGAGAAGGTTTTTTAAATTCAATGAGGACACAGACGGTGATGGTGATAGAGTAATTGCTACTGGCGGTACATCTGCTGATACTCTCTTTGAAACTATTTCTGGCGGTGAAGGTGGTATTAATTCTGTAAATAGAGGATCAGCTAATGATACTCCTGGTGGTGTTAAGTCTATTTTGGGCAAAAATTCCAATGAACTTACAGTCGATGAAGTTGATTCAGCACAAAGATCGGGTAAGATTTTTGCGATTGGAAAATTTCAAATTACTCCAGTTGCGATGCCTGGGTTTAAAAGTTATTTAAAAAATCAGGGAATTGATACCTCCAAGCAAAAATTTGATGAAGAAACCCAAAATAAGTATAGACAGTATGTTATTAATGTAAAACGTCCAAAAGTTGGAAAGTTTTTACGAGGTGAAGGAGGTGTTTCTCTACAAGACGCACAACTGGCATTAGCAGCAGAATTTGCTTCTGTTGGTGTTCCTCGTGACATGAGGAAAGGAGAATTTAATGGAACATGGCCGAAGAGAGATATTAAAAAGGGAGAAAGTTTGTATTCTGGAGAAGGCAATAATAGTGCTAGTATTAGTCCAGAAGTAATTGGTGAATCTTTAACCAAGGAAAAAACTAAACTTGAAAGTGCTTCAGAAAGTCCCATTCCTCCTCCTTCTCCAGAAGGTGAAGATGATGAAAAGGATAACAAGGAAGAAGCTTCTAAAGAAGATTGGACTAGAAAAATGTCCAGCTTTGGGTTTAATCCACAGAAAGATGGTAGAAGTTACTTAAATCTTGGAAATGGTGTATATGCTAGTATTGTACCAGCAGAAGGTGATGGTTATCGATGGCAAATCTACAAAAATACTTGGGATGGAAGAAATGAATATGAGACAGAAGGTGCAAATGAATCACTTAGACCAGCTCTGGAAGCAGCTGGCAAGAAATATATGGATCAGCAGAAACTAAAACCAGATGAAGTAAAACCATTAAATCCAGGAGATCAAGCAGCTGCGATAAACACTGCTTCGACGCAACTGGTGGCATCTGCTGGGGGTACTACAATTATTAATAATTTTCCTGCTTCATCTGATAATTCTTCTTCTGGAAACTCGCCAAAAGGTGTTGCGGCAGGTATTACTATGACTGACACAGGTACGGATAGTTACAGTTCTATGCGTATTGCATCAATAGGATCGATAGGATAATGGGAAAATTTAAATCAAATACAGATTTTCGTTTAAAGAGCGTTCTAGTGTTTCCTAACGATGGAAGAAAACCATTTGAAGTTAAACAATTAATAAATTCGTTTTCTTATGTGGAGAACATTTTAACTCCTTACATAGCAGCGAATATGGTAGTTGTTGATAGTGGTGGTTTGCTATCTGGTTTGCCTCTTCAAGGTGGAGAAGGTGTTGAAGTATCCGTAGAATCAAATTCTTTAGAAGAACCAATTGTTTACAAAATGTCTATCTGGACTATAGCTAACGGATTTAAGAGACAACAAAAACAAGCTTATACAATTGGTTTAATTTCTTCAGAAGCATTGATTAATGAAGTTACTAGAGTTAATAACCCATTATCAGGAAATCCAGAGAGTATTGTAGTAGATTTATTGAGGAATGTCTTAAAAACACAAAAAGAAATATACGCAGAATCATCAAAATTCGAGACAAAGTTTATTCCAAACAGAAAAAGACCTTTTGATCTCATCACTACACTAGCGTTGAAAAGTGTTTCTCTTAAAGCATCTTATACTTCAACTAATAGTTCAAATAAAAACCAATCAGAACAGCAAATAAAGGGAACTGGTGGATTTTTCTTTTGGGAATCTGTGCGTGGATATAATTTTTTTGCTGTTGATTCTTTATGTGCTGATAAAGATAGCGATTTGAAGTCTGAAAAACTAGATAGTGAACCTTGGGGTCCCTATGTCGAAAGTATTGGCAACCAAGATGATGGTGCTGACGACAGATTTGTAATTTATGAATCCGCATTTGGATCTGAAATTAATTTATTACAATCTTTGAGAAAAGGAAAATACTCATCTATGATGGTATTCTTTAATCACTCTACAGGACAGTACGAAGAGTATGTTTACAGGATTACAGATAGTTATAAAACCATGGCACATCTCGGAGGACAAGAAGGAATTACTTTGATTCCCTCAAATCAGATTGAATTATCCGATTATCCGAGTAGAATTATGTCTGTGGTTTTAGATCACGAATCATGGTATAACGGACCAAAACCTGCCTCACCAGATCCAAATGATGGTGGTACAGATCCAACTAAATTTGCTGATTGGCAGAAATTTTATATGGCACAATCTACCGCAAGATATCAACTATTAAATAATCAACAATGTACTGTTGTTGTTCCTGGCAATTCGCAAATTTGTGCTGGGGATAAAATTGATATTAGATTGATAAACAAATTGCCTGATAATCAATCCCGTAAAGACCCATATGATCCAGAGAGTAGTGGACTTTATTTGGTACGAGAAGTTTGTCATACGTATGATACTACTTCTGGAACAAATGGTAAATTCACAACTACTCTTAGATTAATGAGAGATTCGTATGGTCTAAAAGACAGACCGTCAAACCACGGCACTAAATAAAAACGTAGAAGCAATTACTTATGGAAAATATCGAAGCCCACATTGCTAAGGATAAAGAGATCCTTGACAATCCTATGACTTCTCCTAACCAACGTCGTCATATTGAAGGCGAACTTCATGAATTAGAGGATTATGTAGAACATCACAAAGAAGAAATTGAAGCAGGAGATCATCATGATCCCTCGTCATTAGAACTATATTGTGATCAGAATCCATCAGAACCAGAATGTCTAGTATATGATGATTAATTAATATGGACCAGTTATTATCACAATTAATACCAACTCAGCGCATCGGATCCGATGGGTTTAATTGGTGGGTGGGTCAAGTCGAACAAACTGCCAGAGACGAAAAAAAGAACAAAGGTGGTTATCGTTACAAAGTTCGTATCGTAGGAGATCATCCTAAAAGTAAGGAGATCCTTGATACGAAAGACTTGCCATGGGCAAATGTGATGATGCCAGTCAATGTACCATTCATGCCTGGTAATGTTGGCGGGGGACATTCGCAACTTATTAAGGGATGTTGGGTTATCGGTTTCTATATGGATACCGAGAAACAAAAACCTATCATTATGGGGTCTATTGGTCCGACTCCTAGTGCTACAACTATTTGTAAAAGTGAGAGAGCAGGAGATTCGGAATCTTTTCAGGCATATACCGAAGTTCTAGCAGCTAAGATAAATCCAGCAACAGACGGACAACCAGTACCAGAAAGTAAAGGTGGTGATGGTCCACCTAATAGTACTACTGGTGCTTTAGATGATGGCACAACAAATGATGAAGGTCCGAGAGTTCCACCAGCGAGTAGAAAGGTTAATGGACAAGATGATGAAAAGTGGTGTCAGTCTGTAGCAGAAAAATGCGACAACGAAGATATTAAAGCAAAGAGTACAATTCTTCTGGGTGAGTTTCTAGCAGAAGTACAAAAAAATAATGGTAACATTGGCACTTATTTGATTAGTCCTGTTAATGGAACTATCAATGAGGGTGTCAATATTGCTAGAAAATACGTCAATAAATTTCAAAAAGTTATTACTGAATTTGTTGCGAGAGTAAAAGGATTTGTAATTGAAAAACTATCTAACGCTGTAAAAGATCTAATTAACGCATTAATATACCCAAATGATACTGGAAATGTTTTAACTCCTGTTACAGAATGGTTTAATAATATACTGAAGGATCTTGGGTGTCAGATGGCAGACCTTGGAGATCGCTTGGCATCATGGTTGACAGATGTATTAATGAGTTATGTCAATCAAATTTATCGTGCTGCAGCATGTCAAGTTGATGCTCTAGTTAATGGTATTCTATCAAAGATGAACTCTTTGATGGAAGAATTACTCTCAAGTGTTCTTGGACCCATTCAAGAGATTTTGGGAGCTATTGCTGGACCACTTAACATTATTGGTGGAGCAATTAGCTTTGTATTAAACCTTCTTGGTATTTCTTGTTCTGGTCCAAATAATGAGTGTGCTAAGTATAAAGCAGTTTGTACTGATGGTGCAAAGAAGGGGGACGAGAAAGATGATAAAGATGATAAAGATTTCCTTGATGATTTATTAGACAGTATTGATAATCTATTCCCTGCTACTGGTGCCGATTATACTCAATTTGTTTGTGCTGACGCATTTACAGGAGAATCATTATCAATTACTACTGTTGGATTTACTGGTGGTATTCCAAAAACAAGAGGTAGAAATACCCTAACTACTCCTTCATCAAAAAAACAAAAAATTTCTTACACTATAGAAGATATTACTGTTACTGAAGGAGCGTCGGCACAATTTGTAGTAAGAAGAACTGGATATACAGAAGTTGCTTCGTCTGTTAAATTTAAAACATTAACTAAAGGAACTGCTACTCCAGGAACTGATTATTTACCAGTAAATGGAATATTAGGTTTTGCTCCTAATGAGACGGAAAAAAGAATTACTGTTAATACTCTATACTCTTTAGAAAGCGAACCCAAAGAAACTTTTTATGTTAACCTAAAACATAACTCTCCATCGGATGGAAGTGGAGTAAGTCTAAATTTCATCAAGAACGTTGGAATGTGTACAATCACAGAACAAAATTTAACACAACCATATAATCCTTATATTCCAAATCCATTAGATCCAATAACTGGTATTGAAGAAACTTTTCCGCCTGATGAAGTTGATATCCCAGGAACTCCAGATGACGACGGTGATAGTGATAATGATGACACACAAGAGTTAATACCATCATATGATGTAATTCCTAACAGATCTACATGTCCCGAGGGTGAATTTATTGTTTATAGTATCAGGACAACAAATGTAGCAAATGGAACTATTCTATATTATTCTTTAACGGGAACTGGTATCACATCTGAAGATATCGTTGGTGGTAACCTAACAGGTCAAGTCGTTATCAATAACAATTCGGGAAAAGTAACAGTTGGAATTGAAGATGATGGTGTTGTAGAAGAAGAAGAGATCTTACGCTTTACTTTAAATCGTACTGGTGCCGCAGTTGATGTGTTGATTACGACGACTGCTGATGGTACTGGTTCCGATGATTTGGGTGATTTTGATGAGGGAGAGGGTGAAATTCCGGAAAATATATATGAAGTATTTAAACCTCCTACAGTAAATCCTGAAAAAGTAATTACTGATCCAGATGGTGGAATTATTGAGATCCCTATTGATAATCCAGGTGATCCTTGGGCAGAACCACCATATGTTTGGATTGGTGGCGAAGGTATTGGTGCTGTAGCAACTCCATTGTTAGACCAGAATGGATTTATTACAGAGATTCGAATTAAATCTTCTGGTTATGGATATAAGAAGAATCTCCCTACTGATGCTAATGTCCGTTGTATTATTGATAGTTTTACTGTATTGACTCCTGGTGTAGGATATACAGAAACTCCCGAGATGTATGTTGATGGAGCACTTGGTATTGCCGAAGCAATCATCAATGAAGATGGATTTGTTATTGGTGCTAGAACTTTGAATAGAGAACTTACATTCGAAGAGTTCCCTGAGATTGTAATTGTTGGTGGTGGTGGGTATGGTGCTAGACTATTGCCATCTTTAGCATGTCTAGATACTGAAGCACTAACCACAGTTGGTGCTACTAAAATTGGAACTGGACGTTACGTTGATTGCCCATAATGACACAAAAACCTGCCGCTAATTATCCAAAAAATATTGCCAAACCTACAACTCCTCCTAAAACTCAGGAGTTAGTTAATGGTCCTAGGTTTAATACATGTTGGAAGGGTCATATGACACGCTCAGAAATTTATGAGCGTATGCTTCCTGATAAACAAACAGCAACTCTAAGAATTGATGGACCTGCTGGCAATAGTGGATTTATAGCAATTCATTCTAGTGGTGCTATCACTCTTGTCACTGGAGAGAGAAATGTAGAGAAAGGTCCTGGTAGTGGAAAATTGTGTATTCACACACATGGACAACAGCAAAAACACGAACAAAGAACTGACATTGAATACAGTGCTGGTGACGATGAAGAAAACCAAGCACTAAACATGATCGCATATGGTGATGTTGTTGAGCAAGCAGTTGGCAGCACACGTCATATCAAAGCACAGAAGATTGTTATTTCAGCATCAGAAGAACTCTTTTTGATTGGAAAGTCTCAAGTATTCATTCAAGCAGGATCTAATGGCGGTGGCACTATCACCATGAATGCTGGTAATGTCGAGAAAATTACCAATAATGATAAGGAAATTATATTAGGACAGAGAATGACCTTTGGTGTCTCAGAAGACACTACAGTACAATTTGATCCCAGAGCAACAATCAATGCTGTTTCTCCTGGTCATGTTAATCATAAGATTCTTGGTGACTACAAAGTATGGGTAGGTGGCGTGGAGCAACATATTATTGCTGGAAAACCACTTTCTATTCCATTTGTAAAGGATAGAACTGCTTCTTATTCGGTTAGGGGTTTGCTTGGAAATATCTCAATGACAGCAGTTGTTGGAGGAGCAGACATTACTACTGGGGCAGCATTTACTGTTGCTGCTGGTGGTGCCGCTACTGTTGCTGCTGGTGGAGCATCTACATTAACTGCTGGTGGTCTGATGACCCTGGCAACAGGAGGTAAGGTTTCAGTTGTTGGTGGAACAGGTGTTGACATTAAGGCTGTTACTACTAATGTTGATATTACAGCAACTGCTGGTAACGTTGATATTAATGGTTTATTAATTTTACTTAACTAAACAATCACGGATACTGATCGTAAACTGGCACAAGGGGGGTTGATTTCTAGACCCGACCCTGATAAATTACTCTTGTAGCAAATCAGGTGAGTGCCGCAACTACTTGCATAACCTGGTTGACGCATCGAGCGTCTTGTGCTATAATAAACTCATGCGATCGGGAGTCGAACCGATCCATCATCTGCGGG